CCAGCGCCAGTGGCAGTACCACTGAATTTCAATGGATTCGGCTCCCATTCTATAGCATTTTTTCCTAGATAGTCAATGATTTCTTTATGCACCTGTTGCATAGTAATCATAGAACTATCGGTTTCCTTATAGAATTTTGTCTGTACTTCTTTCGTATAAATCTTAAATAGATATTTTCTCACACTCTCTCCTTTACCTTATGTTGATGGGCGGGTCAACCCCGCCCATCGAATAATCTTACGATTACGCTCCTGGCGAACCGTAGATACCTCTAGGGTCAGAGAAACCAAAAGAGTATCTCTCTCTAGCTTTGTATCTTACGTTACCAGTGTCGAAGTCACCTTCCATTTTAGTTGAGATAGGTGATCTCACGAACATTTTTAAGCCGTTAGGCACATCAGTTTTGATGAAGAACGCATCAGTATCAGTTAAGTAGTTGTTCACTACGTAACCTTGAGGGATCATTCCCATAGAACCGATTGCGTTGATATCATTATCAGCTGTACCAACTCTTTGAGAAGATTTCATTAATCTTTCCGCAGTGAATTGAAGTTCACTTGGGATGATTAATTTCATTCCTCTCGCAGCGACTTTAAGTCCTCTCTCATCAGTGAACGCAGCGATATCAATTAACGCTTGCTCTAAAGATGTTTCGTTCAAGTCAGCAGAAGTTGCTAACTCGTTAGAGAACGTACCAGCAATTGTTGGGTGGTCAGTAGCACAAAGCTCCTTACCATCACCACCTGCAAAAGAACTGTTAAATGCATTGTTTAATACATTCGCAGCTTTTACTTGCTTAGTGTTCGCCATAGATCTTGCTAAAGCTTTTGTATATCTAGACGCAAGTCTGTCATACAAGTTGTCTTCAATCGCTTCTTCAGTGATTGAGAAAGCAAGAGCTATTGTTTCGTGAGTGTATCTAGCAGTGAAAGTTTCTTGTGCGTTGTCATAAGCTACGCCAGATCCTTCTGGTTTAACTTCTGCGTTCGCGAAACCAGATAACATTACTTCTTCTTCAAAAGCTCTGTCACTGTTTTCTGTGTCGAAAATTTCAGTATGCTGATTCTCGTACTGTTTATATTCCAGGCCGAATAGGGCATTCAAACCTGGCTCTAGTTCTTTAACTAGCTGTGATCTTGAAATAGCCATAATTTATAATCCTCCTATTAGATTCCTGCTACTTGTTTAATGAAGTGCTCATTGATCGTTACAATCCAGTTAACATTTGCTGCTGTTAAGTCTGAATTGTCTGGATCTCTAGAGACACCCAATATTTTTAGCTGACCAGTAGATGTACCTAAAGTACCATCATCCAATTCTACTTTTGAAACGTAGTTTGGAGATGATCCAGCAGCGTACACAATGTCTGCTAAGTTCCCAACGTCAGTTTGTGCAGATGCACCTGCGTTGTCTGATTGTACTTCAAACCTTTGGTAAGGGTCATCAGCTACGAAACCGACAATGTCAGTTGCAGCATTTGAAGCCTCCAAATGGTTTGCCCATGTTGGTTTGCTTGTAGAAGCATCAGTATAGAAGACACCGTTAAGTGATCCTAATAATACATCGCCAGCTGCCGCTACTGTAATTGTACCAGTTGCTGCCATTTCGACAGGGTCATTCTGGTAAATCGCAGATGCAGATGCAGCGATTGAGTATTCGGATAAACCTTGAGCGTCTCTATTCTGACCAACTTTTCCGATTGCTCTCAGTCCGAAAGCAGCGTCTTTGTTTGCCATATAGTTTTTCTCCTATAATTGTTTAAGTTTATCCAGTGGTTTTGGAATCGTTAAAAGATTAACTTTTCTTTGAGCCACCGAAAGTAACACGAGTCTGTCGATCACTATTGATCGGCATACTTGGGTGCTGTTCCTTCATGAGATCGTTGTTAACTGCTTGTTCTCTATCTGAGGTTTGCTTATTGAAATAAGCTTCCCTAGATTTCGCAATCTCTTCGGGTATCCTTGCCAGCACAAGGCCGCCAACCCCAATCACTCCTGCATATTTGCCTTCCTTAACAGTTGGATAATCAGTTTCAGGATATTCATCGCTTCTTACGAGTTCCCATCCAGATCTGATTTTGCCTGACATGTTCTTTGTATCATCAAAGCCCATGCTTTCAGCTCTTATCCATCTGTGTCTGAATCCATCAGGCGCAGGTGGTGCATCTAAAGATGACGGGGGAGTCCAAGTTTGAGGACGTACATCCTTTGCTCTTGTTTGACTCGCACGAGAAGCTTTTATGTTTTTATCTTGTTCCATACGCTTATGCCTCCTTCGTGGTTAATTGTTTTGCGTACTCTTCGAGTGGCACACCTAATCTTTTAGCGATTGCTACTTGTGATGGTGTGAGTTTCACAGTTTTTCTGCGTCCTGTTGCGCTCGGACGTTTAGCTGACGCCACAGTTTGAGCAGGTCTTGCTCTTTCTGTAACAGTATCCTCTACCTTACCAAATTTATGCGGAAATTCAACCTTTATTCTTTTGTCAATTTCAGCATAGTATTCGTCTGATTGAGGATCAAAACCTTCTTCCTCGACTAGTTTTTTATGGATATCAAAAGCCGTATAAGTCATGGCAGAATCGTTACCAAACCAAGCATTTTTAGCTGCCCAAGCTTCCGCTTTAGCATCTGTTCTTGCTCCTTCTGGTAATTCATAACCATTATAAGTATCAACTGTTCTCGTTTGTTGTGGGTTGATATTTATTTCTTTTTGTGGCCTTTGAGCCTGTTCTTCATGAGCTGCTTTTAAAACGGATAGTTTAGAAGCATCTGCATTTAAATTTGCTAGTTGTTCTTGGGCCGCGACTTGTGCGTCAACGTCACCAGATTCAATAGCATTTCTAAGTGCTGCTCTTGCTGCATCTAGGTTAGTTTTAACTCTAGTTTCAAACTCAGAAACATAAGATTGATCAAGTTTAGAATATTTCTTTTCATATTCTTCTCTTCTTTGTTTCTCTGCTTGTGCATAAGAAATTGCTTCTTCTTTTTGCCTTTCCGCTTCTCTCATCTTACGTGTAAGTTTTGCAATTCTTTTTTGCACTCCTTCACTGTAAGCTTTTAGCTCGTCTTCCTTCTCATCCTTTTTCTCTTCAGTAGCTTCAACAGGTTGTTCATCAACCTGTTCAACTTCTATCTTCTCTTCTGCAACGGCTTCTTTCGTCTGCTCGTTGTTTTCATCTAGATTAATTTCGGCTCCTTGATCTTCGCCGACATCAATCATAGGTTCTTTATTGTCTTCTGGCATAGTGCTCTCCTATGTTTAAATATGATGCAAGACTGCTTCAGGATCTTTGATAGTCCCTAACACCTCGTCATCGTTTAATATACGCACTTCTCCACCTTCAATTGGTAATCGTGATCCTGCATATCTTGCAAAAATCACCCAATCTCCTTTTTTGCACCAAGGACCTGTTGCAAACTTTTCTTTGTCTGCATATGCTAAGGGTCCAAGTTTAATGACGTATCCACAATTGGTTGCGATACGTAATTTATCTAAAGATTCTTGTGCAATTAAAATTCCTCCTTTAGTTTTTTCTTTTGGAGTAAAAGGTAAAACTAAAAGTCTATAACCAGAAGGTTCTGGTAATTCATCAGTAATTGATTCCACATTTGTTTCATCAATTGTTTTCTTTTCTTCTTTTTCTGCTTTGTATTTTTCTTCTAAAGCTAATTTAGTCTTCGGTACTTCCGCTGAAGTCGACTCCGATGACATTTGTGTTGTCGGGTTGTTCATCTGTTTGCTCCTTATCTTGTAGCAGGTTAGAGATATCCTGTTGCATTAGTTGTAAGGCATGTGCCTGTCCTAGTAAATACTTATACTTTTCCATATTGTCAACACTTCCGCTTAAAATAGCATCATTGAGTGACTCTAGGCTTCCTTTGATTGATCTTTGTATTTTATAAATAATATTGACTGGATCGTCCATTAGCAGTTCCATTTTCTAAGACTTTTATTGATCCTAGAATCTGGGTCGCGTGCAGTTTTTGCAGACGTTAATCTCTTCTTCATTCCCTTCATTCTAGCGCAGAAACTTTTTCTGCGATTGGCAGCCTTAGAACCTTTCTTTAATTTAGATGGTTTAGTTGTTACAGCTGTTTGTAATTTTGAACCAGGATTTGCTTTTCTATAAG